TATCCAAGGAATTATAGGTTTAACTGGAGATCAGGGGATACAAGGTATTGCAGGATTTACAGTTCTAAATGGTACTGTAGTCCCTGTATCTCAAGGCGTGAATGGGGATTTCTTCATACGTACAGACACTTCAGAGATATATGGCCCTAAGTCTGGTGGTTCCTGGGGATCTGCTACATCATTAATAGGCCCACAAGGAATCCAGGGAATACAAGGTGAAGTTGGCCCAACGGGAGCTGGTACAGGTGACATGCTCATTTCTACATATGATCCTAACACAGTTAATGGTGATGCATTCTCTATGGATAATATGGTAGAAGGCGCTCTCACTAAGATACTAACAAATGCAGAACGTACTGCAATATCAAACAATACAGCTAAAGTCTCAAACGTAGTCCACCCGTTAGTAGAAACTGCTGTACCTCTTGGTGCTGTATTTACTGATAATGATACAATATATGATGATAGTGCTCTAACCACTTTGGTTAATGGTAAACAGTCTCAACTGCCAGCCCAAGATCTAATAGATATTGGTAATTTATCTGGAACAAATACAGGTGATCAAACAATTCCTGCTTCGGGCGTTGATTTTGACCCAGTTGGCACGGATAATTCAGATAATAACGCAGTTAATACTCTCTACAGTGGTTTGGTTACTAACGCCACCCACACAGGCGATGTGACTGGTTCTGGTGCGTTAACTATCGCCACGGGCGCGGTAACTCTAGCTAAAATGGCTAGTATTGCTACGGCGTCTTTCTTGGGGCGTGTAACGGCTGCTACTGGTAATGTGGAGGTTTTGACAGCGACACAAGCACGCACTATATTAAATGTAGAGGACGGGGCAACGGCTGATCAAATTACAGTATCATCAACTGCACCTAGCTCACCAGCTACAAACGAATTGTGGTTAGATACAACATAAAGGTTTTATAATATGACTTGGTATGCAGTTTATGAAATAGCTACGGGCGCATTAAAGGGCGAAGGTTCACAGGTGCCTAGCGACGTTGAACTTGCGGCGCGGGGCTTGGCTAAAAAATCGTTTCCAGATAAGACAAACATGGACTGGAACCCCGCAACGTTGGAGTTTGATGTGCCGAAAGTTGTGCCTAAAGAGCGGATCAGTGTCTTGCAGTTTCTTAATGAGTTTAGCCTTGAGGAACACGGCGCGGCGGTAGACCTTGCCCGCACTAACGGAATGGCGAAGGCTTGGTACGATAAGGTCAAACTAATGACATTGGTTGACGCAACAGACCCAACCATAACTATGGGAATGAATTTCTTACAAGCAGAAGGCATCCTAACACCTGAACGCGCAGCAGAAATAATGGATTGGTAGGATGGCAAATTTTGAAGAAAGGCCAGTGGCATCGATTTTTATCATTAATCCAGACTTAAGGGTGGCGGCACCATTCACCCCCTCAAATTTAACTTGGGTGGAAGTTGACGCAAGCACGGCGGCAGCTTGGGCGTCTTTTTATGTGATGATATTTTCTTCTACGAGTGGCAATAGTAACACTGGTATACTTTTTGTTGGCGTTGGTGCAGCATCAAGTGAGGTTATTATTGCAAGTATGCCCCTTTCTGCTGGTTATCGAAATACGTGCTTTAACATGCCCATTCCTATTCCTATTGCATCTGGTAGCAGGGTTTCCGTTGCGATTTCTAGCCAGGCCGTGGGTGCGGTAACGGGGCAAGTTATAGGGCTTCCGTCTGCCGACTTTGACGCAGAACCCGCATTTACTGTGTTTGAAAGTGGGCCATATAATTTGACAAATTCGGTAGATTATGGGAAATGGCCTGAAGTTGACCCAGGTGCTACATCAAACACAAAGGGCGCATATGCTGAAATAAGCTTCACAAGCCATACTAACAACGTCCTCAACGGCGACAGCCTTGCCAATACTTACGATTGGTTCGGGTATAGTATGAACGCCAATCACAACACAGTCATGTCAGGCAACTCTGGATTTATGGACGTTGCCACGGGCGCGGCAGCAAGTGAGGTTATATTCGCTAAGGATATATATGCTGCATATACTATACTCGAAATTTCGCCTTTCCACGTTCCGCTAATCACTCATACTGGCGTCGCTACATCTGGTACTAGGGTAAGTGCAAGAATGGAATCAAATTCGACCAACGACCCAGATAGAAAAAGAGGCGTTCTGCTTTTCGGGGTGAGGTAACTCATGTCTATATTATTATACTGGCAGGAATACCAAGTAACCACACCAAGCACTGGTTCAGAGTTGCAGTATTGGACTGGTAGCGCGTGGGTTTCAAAGCCTTTAAAGCGTTGGAATGGTAGCGCATGGGTATCAACAACCTTGAAGTATTGGGATGGTGCCTCATGGGTAACAGTTTGAAGGGTAACAAATGACAAATGTATTTTATAAAAATCGCGGGTCAGGCACAACCCGCAACCAAGACATAACGGACGGGCTGTTTTCCAGTCGATCTTGTTGTGGGTTGTGTCTGAACCACTGAATATGATTTTTATGTTGTTGACGTTAAAGACAAGCCTGTAATCAGTGCGGGCCAGCCAATACAAATAAAGTGTTATTCGTAAAATCTATGGCTTCCTATTTGGCCTATAATATTTATTTTACTTGCCCAATATGGTGATTTTTTACATTTACCATTAATTGACATTTTACAAACATGGTAATGCGTAGCCCCTGTACTAAATGGGGTTACGCCTTCTGGCATTTTCAATACTTCTTTTGCAATTATTTGTGCTGTAATCCAAGCTGTTTTATCTTTAGGTTTATCAGACTTACTATCACAATACCAAGAAAATTGACAATCATATTTTCCCTTTCCTTTATCCTGTTTAACAACTGCACAAATAGAATTAGGAAAACGTTTAGAGGTTACGCGATTAATAGTGACTTCTGCTACCATTAATTGACCGTCTATAGGTTCATTTCTAGCTTCATGGTAAATATTTAAGGCTAGGCATGTAGCGGCGGCTGTTAGGATCATCTTAAAAACCTTCCCAAGTTGGGTTTAACTCTGCTGCATTATCCCTATCAAATTTAGCACATTTTTCTTCATAAATACGCGCTAAATTATTAACCTCTAAAGAAGGCGCGGGTGTAAGTCCATAATAACCTTTTTTTGTGTCGATGATTTTCATAACAGCTTTCCTTTTTTTAGCTTATTTGATACACTACTAAAATAAATGTTACATTGTCAATAGATATTTTTCTTGCCCATTTTTAGGGCTTTCAAACTGGAGTGTAAAAAAATGGTAGCAACAAATAAAGGGCGTAAAATATACATAAGCGCGGCGGCTAGTGCTGCTGATCTTGACGCGGTAGCCTTTGCAGCGTTGACGTGGGTTCAAATTACGGGGGTTTCTAATATTGGTGAAATGACTGGCGCACAAAATATTCTTTCTTATCCAACATTGGAAACTATTGCGGTTCAAAAATCAAAAGGTTTACTTGATGCGGGTGATCCTGAAGTAACTGTTGCGCGTGAAAGTACGGATGCAGGGCAAGTTTTATTGCGTTCACTTTCTGATGTATCAACCTATCATGGTGTAAAATTTGAACATGCTGATAACCTAGAAGGCACTTCAAACACTATTGATTATTCACGCGCCCTTGTTAGCGGCCCTGCTAAATCAGGTGGTGGTGTTGAAGATTTCGATGTTGAAGTATTTACTTTGGGTTTAGTTCAAAAAATTCTTACCGTCGAGGCGGTAACTTAATAATAAATTGGCGGGGTTTTGCCCCGCCTTTTTAAACTTTAAAATCTTAGGACGGTTTATAATGGATATTTTCAACTTAGTTGGTTATGAAGAACTTTATGACTTAAATTTAAAAAACCCCGTAACTGGTGAAAAATTGGGTGTTGTTTTTAAAATTAGATGTGCAGGAAGTGAAGAAGTTTCTAAAGTAATGCGTAAGCATGTTGACGAAATGAAACGTTTTCATGTGTCTAATTCTGGGTTGTCAGAATTAGAACGATCTGAAGCCCTTGTAACTTTAGTGGAAACACAGCAAGAAGAAATTCACGCTTCTTATATTGGCGGTTGGGATTGGGGAAATAATGATTTCAAGGGTGAGGTGCCTGAACATTCTTTTGAAAAAGCTTGCGAAGTAATGAAAGTGAACTGGATTTTTAACGAAGTTAGGGCTTCTGCTTTAAATCTTTCACTTTTTATGAACGCCTAAAAAATAATCTAACTACAGGGGTGTCTAACTTTATTAGGTATGATACCCCTGATGGTGAAGGGCAAACTAGGCGTGAACGCAATCAATCTTTTGGTATGTCTCACCATTCAAAAGATGTAAATATTACTTTTGAAGCTAGGTATTTATGGGATATTTTTTGGCAAATATGTAATAGACATAATCAAGATGATCGTGGGCCTTTACCTATGTTAGCTGGTGATTTTTTCAACGAAATTCACCTTTCAGGTAATTTGATCAACCGTAAAGAAGCAGATATATTACTTGCTATGGACGCTGCTTACTGCACTTCTTTACGTGAAGAAATTAGGTCAAATACAATTAGAGCCGCTGAAAAAACAAGGAATAAATAGTTATGGTTGATGTTGCTGCTTTAAGTGTAACTACGGAATATGACAGTGTAGATAAATCTTCTGATGCTCTTGATAACCTTGGTAATAGTGCTGAAAGTGCAGAAAGCAAAACTGAAAAATTAGGTAAAACTAATAAAAAGTTAGCTGCTGGAATGACTGGTTTAGCAAAAAAAGCAGGGGCATTAGCCCTTGCTTATGCTAGTATTTCTTCATTAAAAATAGCTGGTGCTGCATCTTTAGCTTTAGGTACTTCTTTAGCAGAAGTATCGACTTTAATTGAAGGTACACCAGAACAATTAGAGCAATTAGGCGCGGCTAGTGAAAGCCTATCTAAAAAGTTTGGTACTACTCAAGTATCACAAGCAGAAGCTTTTTATCAGGCTATTTCCGCTGGTGCTAAGGTTGGTGCGGATGCAACAAACTTACTTTATGAAGCTAATAAATTTGCTATTGGTGGCGTTACTAATATTGGCGTTGGTATTGATGCTTTAACTACATCTGTGAACGCATATAAAGAAAGCGGGTTAACTGCTGCCCAAGCTTCTGATGCATTATTTGTTGGTATTCGTGTGGGTAAAACTACTGCTGCTGAATTATCTGCTTCCCTTGGTAAAATCGTACCTATTGCGGCACAGGTCGGGGTTTCTTTTGATGAAGTTGTTGGTGGTGTTGCATCACTTACTACGACTGGTTTGTCAACTGCTGAAAGTGTTACTTCACTAAATCAGGTTCTTGTATCTGTATTGAAACCAACAAAAGAAGCTAAAGATGAAGCAAAACGTTTAGGTATAGAATTTAATGCTGCTGCTTTGCAATCTAAAGGTTTGGGTGGGTTTCTTACTGATCTAGTTAAAAAGGGCGGTGGTACTACTGAAAGTATTGTCAAGTTGTTTGGTTCAGTAGATGCGCTAAAGGCGGCTATGGCACTTTCAGGCGCGACTGGTGAAGTATTCAATAAAACAATGGAAGCTATGATTAACAAGGCTGGTGAAGCTGATGAAGCTTATGAAAAGCTTTCTAAAACTATGCAAAAGAGATTAGATGTTCAAATGTCTAAAATAGAAAGTGTAGTTTTAAAGGTTGGTAATGGTCTAGTATCTATACTAGTACCCGCATTGGAAGCGGCTTCTAAAGGGTTTGAATTTGTTGCTAATAATGTGGAAGTTTTGGCTGTAGCAATGGCGTCTATTGCAGCTACACAAATTCCATTAATGATTACCAGTATGGCAACAATGTTAGCGGGTGTAACTGCTGCTGGTGTTGGTGTTGGTGTATTGAATGGGTTATTGGCTGCAATGCGTATAGCTTTATCTTTAGCGGGTGGGCCTATAGGGATAGCGGTTGGTTTATTAACGGCTGTAGCTGGTGCAGCATTTCTTATTAAAAAGCCTGTAACAGAAGCAACAAGTGCGGCGCAATTACAAAAAGATGCCTTCTTTGAATTGAATAAACAGATTGTATTTTTCGCGGAAACAGGCGCACCAGCGGCGGGGGCTGCTGCTGTTGACCTAGCAAAAAATAATAACACTTTAGCAAAATCAGCACTTGCGGCGGCTGAAGCAGAACTAGCAAAAAGTTTAGCTTTACAGGCATCACAAAAAGAGCTTGCAAAAGGTAATTCTAGTGAATTTGCGGGGCCTTTTGCTTCAGAAACAAAAGTAGATGAAGTTTTTGTAAATAATAAAATTGCTGGAAGTTTAGAAGCAATTAGACTAGCTAAAGTTGCTTTAGGTGAAAGTAATGTAGTATTAACTAAAACCCAAACTGATCTTAATAAAGTTTTATTCCCCCCCACACCAAAGGAAGAAGAAGGCGATACCCCCCCCGCTGACGGTGTTTCTGGTGGTGATGATTTGCGTGAAAAAATGCAATCACGCCTAGATATTCTTTTAGAAAGTTTACTAACTGAAAGGGAAGCTTTAGACGCTTGGAAAGCTGAAAGTAATTTATTACTTGATGAAGGTTTTGCTAACGGATTAATTAAAGAACAAGAATACGCGGCGGCTAAATTAAAGATAGAAGAAGATTATCAAAAGAAAAAGAATAAACTTGCCTCTAAAGGCTTGGCAGGTACTTTAGGTGCTACAAGTGATTTCTTTGGAAATATGATAAGACTATCTGGAACTAAGAATAAAAAACTTTTAGCAATTCAAGACGCCTTTGCAAAAGCAGAAGTTTTAATAAATACTTGGAGAGCGGCGGCTCAAACTTTAGCTGATCCTGCCCTTTCATTTTACGCTAAATTTGCTGCTGTTGCTGCTGTTGTGGCGGCGGGGATGGGGTTTTTATCTTCTTTAGGTGGCGCAAGTGGTGATAGTTCGGCAGCTTCTGCTGGTTCTTCTAATTCTAATACTTCTACATCTGCGGCACCAATAACTTCTTCACAAGAAGAAATAGAACCACAAAGGCTTATTTTAGATTTTGGAGGTAGGCCGTTTATACCTGCTGAAATGATGAAAGAACTTGTGGAAAATCTACAAGATGAAAATAAAAATGGTCACATTATAGGTGTTAAATTATGACAATAAAAATTGAAACAGGATCATTAAACACTTCTTTACCTACCGTTTTATATGAAAATATATTTACGGTTTTTAATATAACCGCAACTAGTGAAGCGACTAATGGCCTTGCTATTAATTGCGTAGGCGATCAGACTTTTGATTTTTGGACAGGTACGGCGGTTACTGATCGTATTAGCCTTGATGCTACTACCCCTACTGAAGTTGATTGCTTAGGTATTTCTAATCATGATTTATTTACACAGGGGGCAGATATAGTTTTAGAAAGTTCAACTGATGATATTTCTTGGACTTCGCGCGGTTCTTTAACGCCTGTTGATGATAGTGATATATTTTTAATCATACCTACGGTTACTGCTAGATATTGGCGTGTTTCTGTTACTAACGGCCCTGCTTCTTTAGGTGTTGTAAAGCTTGGTAAGCGGTTAGTTTTTACGGCTGGTTTATTGCATGGTTACACACCAACTAATTTTAGTGATGATATAAAAGTAATAGATGGCGTTACTATAGGTGGTAATTTTACAGGGTCTACTATAGTTTCTTTAGGCGGTAAAGCGTCTTTTGCTTTAGGTGGTATGACGCGCGATTTTATAGAAGGTGAAATGCTTCCTTTTATAAATCATTTCAATAGGTCAAAATCTTTCTTTTGGGCGGGTGGGCCTGATTATCTTTCATTAGATACCGCTTATTGTTGGCGGCCTAGAAATGGTAGTACATTAAAACCTAAATACGTTGGCGGCAACATAGTAGAAGTAACTAGAATAAACGTAAGGGTTTTAAAATAATGTCAACTGAATATGTGCAATCATTAGAAATTGATATTGATTATTGTGCTAACACTTATGGTAGTTCACCTTGTACGGCGGCTTTAGGTGCTAGTAATCATAAGTGTTTTAACACCTTTAAAACTTGTCAAGACACCGCTAATTTTATTAAGGAAGTAAAAGTCGTAACTTTTAGTAATAATACAAAAATACCTATTGCTTCAAGTACTATAAATTTCCCTTTATTAAAATCAATTACGTCTAGGTCAACGGCTGTTAATATAACTGGTGCTAATGAAAGAATGAAGGGTTTAGGTGTAAGGGCTAGTATAACTGCCTTTCTTGAGGATGCACCTTACAATGATAGTTTTTTTGATAAATATAATTCAGAAAGAATAAGTGGTGCAGCACAAACTGATGAAGGCCCTTATGACCCTTTTGCGCGCGGTACTGTATTTGCAAAATTAAAATCACGTTGGCCTTTTTATGCGGGGCGTCCTATGCGTGTTGTAGATGGTGTTATTGTTGATGGTGTTTATTCTATAACTTCTACAAGACATTATATTATCACAGACTTTGAGGGGCCTGATCAGAGTGGAAAATTTGTAATTAAAGGTAAAGACATATTAGATTTAGCAGATGATAAAAGAGTTGTTGCGCCTAAATTTAGTGAAGGGGTTTTATTAAATGATATTAGTGATACTGATACTACTGCGACTTTAACACCTCTTGGGGTAGGCTCTACTTATTCTAGTTCAGGTTGGGTTTCTATAGGTTCTGAATTAATTGCGTTTACGCGGGTTGGTGATGTGTTAACATTAGTTTCACGCGGTAGCCGTGAAACTGATCCTGAAACCCATGAAGCACTTGACACCATACAGGAGACCTTTAGCGTTAGAGGTGATCGAGTTGACGTTGTTGTAAAACGTCTTTTAGTTGAAGAAGCTGGTATTGATGCTTCGTTTATTCCTGATGCTAAGTGGACTGCTGAATGTGATAAATGGGCTAGTACATTATTTTTAAATACCGATATTATGAAGCCTACGGGTGTAAATAGTCTAATAGGTGAAGTAGCGTTACTAGGCGTTTCTATTTGGTGGGATGATAAATTACAAGAAGTAGGGTTAAAGGTTAATAGACCGCCTGTAGGTGATGCAGTACATAATATTAATGATAGTGACA